ATGAGCATGGTGGGACTAGAACTTACCGAGCATGAACAGATTAAATTGGATAACTTGCTTAAAGAGATACTAGAATCCAAGCAAGATGAAGAGGTAGCAGAAGTACCCGTTGATGATTCAGTGCCACGAATTACCATCCAAGATCGCCTGCGTGAGAAGGTATCGGAATGCGCAGGTGAGTTAGATGGCTTGTTTGACGACTTCATTGCGTCAGGAGCCAAACTCAACGCAGACTACAAGCCCGTGGTGCTCATGCGTAGCCTAAACATTGCCCCACAAATGGTGAATGACATCAAGCAAATCTGGACCCGTAAACTTGCGGAATTTGACGAGGCAGTAGCAGGCAAAGATGCAGACTTGACACAGGGCTATAACTATCTTACCAAAATACAGTTAAAGAATTGCGTAAAGTTCTGTGAGCTTGTGATCTCAGACTGTGGCGCCTATGTACAGATTAAAAAGGTCGAGCGCAAGCCACGTGCAGTTAAGGCAGTGAGCCCAGAGAAACGTGCCGCAAAGTTCAAGTGTATTACGGAATTTGCAGAGCTCAAGCTCAAAGGCTTACCAGCCGCAAGTTTAGTGGACAAGGCAGAAGCCTGGTTGTATGACACTAAAAAACGCAAGCTAATCCATATTGTTGCTGACAGCCATGCACAGGCATTTACTGTAAAGAGCAACGCTATCATTGGATTTAGCACACTAGAAAGCCAGCAAAAAACTCTGCGTAAGCCAGCAGACGTGCTCCGAGCCATGAGTGCCGCAGGCAAGCCAGCCGCAAGAAAGATCTACAAGGACTTGACCACTACAGAAACACCGTTTAACGGACGTGGTACAGAGAACTTGATCATCCTTAAAAGTTGGTAAATAAAGGGGACGGAGTCCCCCAATGGCAGAACAGCAACAAAACTCGCTTGAGACACTCAAGCAAAACTTAGTAGAATATGTAAAGCTTCAACTTGGTGATCAGATCATTGACATTGAGCTGGATCCTGCTCACTACGAAGCCGCCTATCAAAAAACACTAGGCACTTACCGCCAACGGGCCAGCAATGCCTACGAGGAAAGCTACAGCTTTATGGAACTGGTCAAAGATGTCAATATCTATCAGTTGCCACAAGAGGTAGTAAGTGTACGACAGGTATTCCGTAGAACGTTTGGTGATGCTACAGGTCCGTTTGCATCAAACTTTGATCCGTTTGCGCAGGCTAGTTTGAACGTGTATCTAATGAATTTTAACGTAGCAGGTGGTCTTGCCACATACGACTTCTACTCACAGTATGTAGAACTAGCCGCACGTATGTTTGGTGGCTACATGAACTACACCTACAACTCTGTCACAAAGAAAATCCAGCTGATCCGTGACCCAAAAGGCACTGGCGAGAATGTGTTGCTTTGGACATACAATCTCAAACCCGAAATCAACCTACTACAAGACTTCCAAATTAGTCAATGGGTCAAGGATTACATGGTTGCCAACTGTAAAATGATCATTGGCGAAGCACGTGAAAAGTTTGGATCAATTGCAGGCCCACAAGGCGGCGGTACCCTAAACGGTGCCGCAATGAAAGCCGAAGCCAAAGAAGCTATCATTGCCCTGGAAGACCAGCTTAAGAACTATGTGGATGCCAGCCAACCACTTACTTGGGTAATCGGCTAACATACAGTAGACGCATATCAGAAATTCTGTTATACTTGTTGTATGGCAGATTTAATGATCGACTTAGAAGGGCTTGCAACAGGCCCAGATACTACAATACTAACTATTGCGGCCCAGAGCTTTGACCCGTTTGGGCAAGGACATTCTGGCCAGAGTTACTATGCTAGAGTCACATTAGAAAGCCAAGAAGACCGTGCTATTGATCAAGGCACAATTGATTGGTGGGCTACACAACCTGCTGTGGTTCGGGACGAAGCGTTCAACGAACAAGACCGTATCCCACTAGATCAGGCATTAGATGGACTAGGACGGTTGATTTGGCACTCTAATAGAATATGGGCACAAGGTCCCACTTACGATATGAACATTCTGGAACATGCTTACAAGAGCTACGGCAAGCCATTGCCTTGGAAGTACTACATGGTGCGTGATAGCCGTACTGTATTCTCGTTATGGCCTGATCAGCCTATCCCTCCTACTAGTCATCATGCGCTAGAAGACTGCCGCAGACAAATTGGCATGCTACAGCGTACACTTGATCATCTCAACGTAACCTCCTTAAAATGACCCTTCCTAAACTGCTGATTATTGGTAATGCTCGTCACGGCAAAGACACAGTATGTGATATCCTGCGTGAAGAATTTGGATATAGTTTTCGTTCTAGTTCAGACTTTTGCGCTGAAAAGTTTATCTATGACGAGCTCAAAGTCAAATATGGATACACCTCTTATGCACAATGTTTTGAGGATCGACACAATCATCGTGCTGAGTGGTACGACATGATTCATGCTTACTGTAAAGACGATTATGCTAGACTAGGTAGAGAAATCTTTGCTGAAAATTCAATCTACTGCGGCCTGCGCAATAAAGGTGAATTTCATGCCATGCGTAATACAGGTGTGTTCGATTATGCTGTTTGGGTAGATCGCAGTGATCATTTGCCCCAGGAAGATCGATCTAGCATGAGCCTGGAAATTTGGATGGCTGACTACGTGATTGACAACAACGGAACACTTGAAGATCTCAAACGCAACACCCGTGAACTAGTTACAAGTCTGGTTGCAAGTCACCAGGACGCCATACAGAATCAGACTTGGCTAAATCAACTTCGCAGTTCCGACACACAGTTTTGAGATTCTTCAGAGCAGTATTGTTGAGATCTCCGTCCATATGATACACTAGAGTTTGAGCAGAGTAGCGGGCTTTAAACCCGCACTTGTCGCAGATCATTTTCTTCTTGTACCCTGCTGCCTCCCAGCGGGGTATTCTCTTTTTAATCCCACGTCCTTTACGAAGGCAGTTGTCACATCTAGTGCGATAATGCTTGACTCCATCTTTGATGTAGTTTACAGCACAAGGACGTTGATTACAAGCTGGGCAAATGGGTCTCATACGGTATTTAGCGGCAGGACCTTTGCCAAAGGGCACTGTAACACCGCCTTTTTTGAATATACCTATAAATATTGTATCTTGAAAAGGAATTGACCATGGCTCTAGTATCACCAGGCGTAGAAGTAACAGTTATTGACGAAAGTCAATATATCCCTTCCGCTGTTAACACAGTACCGTATTTTTTAATCGCTACTGCACAGAATAAAGTAAGTTCAGATGGCGTAACAGTTGCCGCTGGAACATTGGCAGCAAATGCCAATAAGACGTATCTAATCACAAGTCAACGAGACTTGGCTGCCACATTTGGCGTGCCATTCTTCTATCAGACCACAACAGGTACACCAATCAACGGCTATGAGCTCAATGAATACGGCTTACTGGCTGCGTATTCATCCCTGGGCATTACAAATCGTTGCTATGTACAACGTGCCAACATTGACTTGTCAGAACTAACTGCTAGTTTAGTTCGTCCTACAGGCACCCCCAACGACGGCGACTATTGGTTAGATACATCAACAAGTTTGTGGGGCATCCAGGAGTGGAATCAAACCACCAACACATTCACAGTAAAAACTCCTATTGTTATCACTGACACAGCAGATGTAGTAGATTTTGAGAATGATAACTACACACCTGTTGCATCAATTGGCAGTATTGGTGACTATGCTATTTCAGCAGTGGCTACATCAAATCCAGGCTATTATAAAAATTCATCAAATGCATGGGTATTAGTCGGCAGCGATGCGTGGAAAGTGTCTTGGCCCACTATCACAGGAACAGGATCACCAACTAGCCTTACAGTTGGTAATATTATTGTGATTAATGGTGTCACTGTTACTGTTTCTGCTACCAACACATTGGCTCAGTTGTCTATTGATATCAATGCCGCTGCAATTCCAGGAGTTACTGCGTCAGTTGTATCAAGTAAATTACAACTAACTGCAAACAGCCTTACTACCCCTGACGTTAGTAGCTTGGTTGGCGGCGCAATTGATATTAATATTACCAGCTCGGCTGCATTGTTAACTGCACTTGGTATCCCTGCTGGAGTGTACTACGCACCAACATACTTGCCTTCATACAGTTATCAGGCACCACGTTGGGCAGTTGGTCAACCAGTCACTACAACTAATTGGCCATCACCTACAGGCTCTGTATGGAACAACATGAGTCCTGCTAACAGCGGTGTAGCTTTAAGGATTAAAAAATACAGCTCAGCCCTAGGCACATTTGTTAGTCAAACAACAACAACTTATGCAAATCTACGCCTAGCAAATTATACACTAGACCCCACAGGCGGAGGCAAAAATATTCCAGTTGGTACCACTATTGCAATTTGGGACGCCATTGGCGCCGCCAGTGTTGAACCGCTCATGGCTTTGGAAATTCTTGAACGTAGCACGCTTGGTGCTACTATAATTACAGGATCTACGGCTACACCTGGACCATTTGTAAATGGAACTCAATTTGAGATTTCAGGAACCCAGACTAGTGGTATCAGTCAATCTGCTACTGTTACTATAAGTGGCACAAACACTGCTGCTTTTATCACAGCGGTAAGCTCGGCTAATATCCCCAACGTCAGCGCCAGCGTAAACTCATCTGGAGCAATTGTGCTTACACACTCCAATGGCGGCAATATGAGTTTGAAAAATATTACTGGAACTCCTGTAACATTGGCTGGATTTACCGTTGACACCCCAGGTTGCTTGCCATCATTTACAGCAGTAGACACACTTACATTGAGCAATTGGGTAACAGCACCAGAATTTACCTATACTGCTAGTACCACAGAACCTGATCAAGATCCTGTAGATGGCCGCTTGTGGTACTACAGCACAGTAAGCGATGCAGATATCTTGATTCAGAACAGCGGAGCCTGGGTTGGTTATCGAAACGATACCAACGATGTTCGTGGGTTTGATCTAAGCGACACAGACCCTGCAGGGCCGTTGATTGCTGCCACCGCTCCTATTGAACAAAGTGACGGTACGCAGTTGGAGTACGGTGATTTGTGGATTGACACCAGCGACCTGGAAAACTATCCCAAACTGTATCGTTGGGAACTAGTGAGCGGTGTTGCACAGTGGGTAGAAGTTGACACCACAGACCAGGTTACACAAAATGGTATCTTGTTTGCAGATGCACGTTGGGCCGGCAATGGCACAACTGATCCTGTGATGGATCCGTTCCCAACTATTGAAAGTTTGTTAACTAGCAATTACTTGGATTTAGATGCTCCTAATCCTGATCTATATCCTGAAGGTATGTTGTTGTTTAACACACGCCGTTCAGGATACAATGTCAAGAGCTTCCAAAGTGATTACTTCAATGCTGAATCATATCCTGATGACACACTGCCAACAGTCAAGAGCACTTGGTTAACAGCGTCTGGCAACAGAGACGACGGTGCCATGTGGTCAGGTCGTCAAGCACAACGTCAGTTGATCATTCAAGCAATGAAAGCAGGCATTGACACTAGCGAAGCAGCACGTGAAGAACAAAATCAGTTCAGCTTGATTGCTGCCACAGCTTATCCAGAGTTGATTCCTAACATGGTTGCACTCAGCAATGAGCGTAACAACACACTGTTTGTGGTTGGTGATACTCCAATGCGTTTGCCTGCAACAGGTACAGATCTTGCTGCCTGGGCCACAAACAATGGCGGACTAGGTTTCCGAACAGAAGACGGACTAGTAACTGCCAGCCAGTACTTGGGCACATTCTATCCAAGCTGCCAGACCACAGATTTGTCAGGCAACACAGTGGTAACAGCACCAAGTCACATGATGATGCGTACTATTATCCGCAGTGATGCAGTGAGCTATCCATGGTTAGCCCCTGCTGGTACACGTCGTGGCGTTGTTGACAATGCTATTGCTATTGGTTATATTGATGCAGCCACTGGTGAATTCCAGCAGTTGAACATGGGACAAGGTCTACGTGATGTCTTGTATGAAAACGACATCAACCCAATTACCTTTATTCCAGGTGTGGGTATTGTTAACTTTGGTAACAAGACCACAACCAGTATTACCAGCGCACTGGATCGTATCAATGTAAGTCGTTTGGTTGCGTTCTTGCGTGGTAGACTTGAAGAAATTGGCAAACTGTATTTGTTTGAACCCAATGACGATATTACTCGTGCCGAAATCACCAACACAGTCAACAGCTTGATGATTGACTTGGTGGCCAAGCGTGGTATCTATGACTACTTGGTGGTTTGTGACTTGAGTAACAATACTCCAGCACGTATTGACCGC